TGCAAACTTCATCATTTCCTGAAAGTCAACATTTGGTTCGTATTGCATAATATCGTACTTGTCCTTATGCCTTTTCACAATTGGTCTGTACATTACTGCCATTGCTTTGTGATAGTCTTCCCATTTAGTAAGGTGATTTTCTAAGTCAACGTATTCACCAAATGATATTGATTCCAATTCAGGAATGAACCCAAACTCAATTTCAGTTTCGTTAGCTTTAATCGTGAATTTGTTCTTGAATGCTGGCTTCTCAGAGAATAACTTTGTGAAGTGAACTATCAACTCATTCAAAGATGTTAGCTTCATTTTAACAACGTCTTTTAGTTGCAGTCCACAGAATATCTCAATCATCTTTTGAGCTACAAATTCCTCATCATTGGATTCTGCCTGAACTTTCAGAAACTCCTGATAATTCTTTAATGGAATTTCACTTAGGCTTGATGGAACGTTAATTTCTAACTTCATAATAATAAAACGATTTATTTAGTGTTTTGTTGTACCTGTACTATATCATATGCCGCACATAACATTTGAAAGTGCAATCTCATTTTCATTGGTTCATCAAAGATAATCTTTATTTTCTTCCCCGTCTTTACGTAGATGTAATCTTCCACTACTGCTTTGAGCATAGGTAAATCATCTGATGAAGTATTTTCCATAGTTACTTTTTAATCCTAATGATTCCATCTCATGATAACGTAATGCATCAATAGCGTGATTGAAATGGTCAATAGGTACGTTTGTTTTGTCACCGTCTTTCTTTAGTGACCAGCAATAACTCCTCAGCTCTTTGATTAGGTTCGTGCTTTGGGAGGTAACTAAATACTCCTGTCGTTGCATGATGTCAATTCCAAACCTGATTGAATCAGTTCCCTTTGTTACGCCCTTAATCATTTTGCCGAACCTTCGAATCTCTTCAATTGATTTCGGTTCTGAACTATCAGCATAAATAGTAACGTGATTAGGTAGCACCTTTGCGATGTCAGAGTTCACCATTCCTGTACGGTAAACAATTTCGTTTACTATCCGTTTACCATTCCAATTGTAGACTTCAATTGCTGAGGTAGGGTCATTCGTGTATCCAAAGTCAAGTCCGATTCCAATTAACTTAGCTTCGGTTGGTATGGTGTCGATTGTTTTCCAGTTGTTGAAGATTACTCCCTCAAGGCTTCCGATTTCTCCAAGTCCATATACCCGCCACCAATTCGCCCAATAAGAACTCGTTGCTGCTTTCTCACGGTTCTTTTCAATTTGGCTTACGATTGATTCATCAAGTGCTTCGTTGTCCTTGTAGGTTAAGATAATGAAATCTGAATCAGGTTCGTCTTTCAGTTCAGTGTGTACCCAAAACTCATTGGCAGGATTAAAGTCAAGGAATATCTCTTTCTTTGTACGGATGGAAAGCTCATTGTAAGATTCGAAGCTCACGTTGTTGCACTCGTTAATGTAGAGAACGTCACGCCTTGCTCCTCTGAGTTTAGATGAATCATCTGCTGAGAAGAACTCCATTACACTTCCATTGCCAAACTCGTATCTTAGAAGTGACTTATTGAATCGGTCTTCAATATACCGACCTGTCCACCTCATGACCTTGATGAAGTCTTTTAATGCACCGCTTCGCAAATGTGGGATTGATTCAGCTACAACCGAAACTTCTAAGTTAGGATAGCGAGTACATCGGTCAATCAATACAGGGAGAATACCAAAGGTCTTACCTGCTGATGTTCCACCTTGAATTATCTTGATTCGTTTTTTTAACGCTAAGATTTTATTTATTGCTGTCGTTCTCTTGAACATCTGGGAACAATGGTTGTTCTGTTACAATTGTGTTTTCTACTTTCTCAGTTAATCCGTTTAAACGCTGTGTGATGGATGCGTTGTATTGTCCAACCATTCCTCCTTCGATTTGGTCTCTGCGGATTTCCTTACGTATGTGTGTACAGATGGGGACAAATTCTTCATATCTTTTTTCCACATTCTTAAAATACTGCTCAATGTGAAAGCCAAATTTATTCAAAGTCCATATCTCAAACCCTTCCAAAGTCAATGGAACTTCAAGTGGTTCTGCAACCATGTCTCCGCTTCTTTGGTTCATTACATACTTGTATCTTGGATTTTCTTTTACATAGGTTTTATATGCTTTGAACATCTCTAACATATCTTCAGGCTTTTCTACCTTTCTTGGTCTTCCTACTTTTGCCATTTTTTATTTCGTGTTTTGGTGGTATTTAAAGTGGTCTAAAAATTCATTCTCATCTATCTCCTCAACGCACATTAATCCATCTGCGTCTGTTAAGTAAACCACATAATGAAATCCTTGCTTTGATAGATACTCTGTTACTTTGTTAGCAGCTTCTATCATTTCCTTACCGTGGTCAACTAAGTAGTATCTCATTTCGTGTTTATGCAGTTTCCTCTTCTTTGTACTCCTCCATTACTCTTTGCATCTTCACTACAATCTCTCTTAAGCAACTTGCACATGATGTAGGTTCTTGACGCACTTTGAATACACGGTTGTATATCTTTAGGATTTCATCCTGCTCACTTGGTTTAATCGTGTTTTTGTACAATACCTGCGTTTCATTTAAGTAATTGTATTCAACTTCAGTCAAACACTCTGGTTTGTTGTATGGGAACATCGCATTGAGTTTTGCTTTGCGTGCATCACATCCACAGTCATCTCCTGCAATGAACTTAACGAGTTTCTTAATTCCTGTTGCCTCTGTGATTTGTTCTATTGTATCTCCTAATCCTTCAGCTTTCTTTCTTGGTGTTCGTGTTTTTGCCATAATCTATTTTATTAATTCAAAATCTTCATTTAAATAATCCTCAAATTCTTCTCCAATTGCTTCTCGAAGTCTTTCCTTGCAGTTCTTTAACGTGTTGAAGATAGATGTTAAACTGATATCTGTCTCCTCTGCTATTTCACGCATGGATAAATTGGTGTCTCTGTACAAATTGAATAGCTTTATATCATACCAATGCCAAGTATCTACCTCTTCCTGTATTTTCTGTTCAATTAGATTGAATGCTTCGTGTTTTTCTAAGTTGGTTTCATCATAACTTAGTTTGATGCATTCGTCAATTGATACGCTTTCTATTTTCTTTGCTCGCAAATGGTCAATGTAAACGCTTCTAAGAATAAGCCACATGATGTTCTTGTTCACAGAGTCAGTTACAATCTTATCTATATGATTTAAACGTATTATTTTGATATATGTTTCTTGAACAATATCCTCTGCAAGGAAGTATTCACCAAAGCTGTTGACTATTCTCAGCCAATCTTTATGGTGTTTTGCAAGTGTTGAAAGTTTATCCATTGATTAAATTCTAATCAAACATACGATGAAAATCTAAACAGGTAATAAAAAAGTTTTCAACAATTAAAAAAGCCAGTGGTTAAACTGGCTCTAAATTGTTTAAGTAAATCTCCCTTGAGATGTAGTTGTCTAACTTTACAACAGTACAGAGTGTTACGTCTTTACCTTGTAGGAATTTGTCTATCTGATATTGATGGAACTTTCCTGTGTTAGATTTTATCTCTTGAACGATTTGATTCCGTGTTTTGGTACGAAGCAACATCACTAATTGCTTTCGCAATCCTCCCTCATCAATGTACATTAGAACGGTAAATCATCAACATCATTTGATACAGGAACTCTTTCCATTGTTTCAGGTGCAACATATGGTTCTGAGAATGATAAACTTAAAAAGCTACCATTTTTACCTTGCTTAATCCATGCTGCAATGTCTATTTCTTTTCCAAATGAGTTTCCTTTACCTCTGTAATCAGGCTGATTTGGACTTGTCTTTTTATCATTTTTAAAAAGCACTCCCGAATTGATTTTGTTTTCCATTGTATATTTATTTAATTGTTACTAAAATACGCCTCGCCAAATCCATGACACAAGGTTAAAAAATCCATACAATGCCAATGCTAATACTGACAATGTAATAATAATAGCTAAGTTCTTTTCTTTCATTGTTCTTGTTGTTTAAGTTTATATTCGTCTTTAAGTCGTTCCAAGTACAGACAAAAGTCCATAGCTTCTTCTTGTGCGTGTGTAAGCCATTCTAACGTGCTTAAATCAGTTCTTTCAAGTGTTGTGTTATACTTGTTTATTCCAACTTGTGAACGTTCGTTAAAACGTGCTAAAACGCGTAATACTATTTTGTCTTCTATTTGTTTGTTCATATTTCGTATTTATAAGGTTCTAAAAATGTAGGGTAATACCAAAACCCACGCCCATTTGTTTCTGAATATTCTACTCCGTATTGCTCAAAGTGTAAGCCATCACTTGATTCACTAATTTCAATTATTTTTGCTAAACGCTTATCAAATTCTATTTCTTTGTTTTGGTTCCTGTAAGATTCATCAATGCTATAAACCCAAACCAAATCACCAATTGAATACTTAATTGAATTTCTAACACCAACAACTTCATTCCATTGATATACTAATTTTAACCCTTCTTTTTTCATAAGAAATTTATTAAAGTGTTGTAATATTCTCTGCAAAGCTCTACCTGCTCCTTTATTCGTTCAATTACTGCTTCGTCTTTCTGTACATAAAAGACTTTCACTCTGCGATTCTTTGGAATGTGGCTAAAGATGTGCTTCTTTTGGATTTCATCTCTTAGGTCTAAACTTTCCTCCATTAGATTTAACTTCCAATGCGTTCTTCTAATCTCATCTTCTACCATTAGTTCAGGCGTATCAACAAGGCAGTAACAAAGCATTGATTGTTGTTTACCTGTTAGCCACATATAACCTTGCAGTTGATAGAAGTAATCCTTTGTGGGTATATCAGTTTCAAAGAATGGAAACGTTGTACCATCCCAAGAGCTTTTAACATCTAACAATACTTCCTCCGTGTTTACATCGGGAGTTCCTGTAATCCAATCATTCTCGAAAAACTCCTCATTCTTGTAAATGAATCCAACATCAAGCACTTCGTTTACTAAGTTGATTGATTCGTTTTCAACTTCGTTTCCTTTATCAGTGTAACGTGAGCTGAACTCTTTTCTGATTCCGTATTTATCCTGCAATACTAACTCGTGAATGTAAGTCTTTGCAGTCTGTGAAAGCACCTCACTCTTATTGCGAGGTGCTGACATTATTTTACCTATAGCAGAGCATCTAACTTTCATAACGTGTTCAGTATATCGATTTGACCATCTGTTAAAGCAAACTTATCTTCTAATGATTGACGTGTTATCTTTCCATCATTTAATGCTTTGACTGCATCTTGAAATCTTTTAGCATCTAAAGTTTGTTTCTTTGGTTGTGAAGGTGTGTTATCTTTTGAATCGGGGTCTGATTCCGTTTCGTCAATTAAGAACAATCCGTTTAAAGCATATTTACGTGCATAACTTGATGCAGTTCCTGTACATTGCTCAGATGACATTCCTTTGTGTTCTCCAAGCTCTGCGAATCCGTTTGAATGAATTACACTATCAGAATCAGAAAGTGTTGCAGTAGCCTTTAAAAATAGCTTGTTGCCTACCTGAATGATATCATCAGTTAGAACCAATGTAGCTTCGTGTTTCTGTAACACAGGTTTTAATGATTCAAGAATCTGCTCCGCACTTCTGTACTTGTATTTACCGAATGAGTTGAAGCTACCTTTTGGACATTTTAATTCTGCCTGAATTTTTAATAGATTTTTCATAACTTGGTTTTTAAGTTTAGACAAAGATATAAATATTATTGTAATTGACGCACTTTTGTTTTATATTTTTTTATGATTTCTTTCAATTCATCAACACTCCATCTCTTTTCTAAGTAAGCTTTACCTTGTAGCTCGATTAGTTTCTCTGCTCCAATTCGTTTTTCTATCCCTATTTGATAGTTTAATAGGTTGCCTGATAGATATGTGTTGCAGTGTTCACATTGAAGATGCACATTGTCTTCATCAAATCGCACGTTTGAGTGTCCTCCGCTACTAAAATAATGCCCTGCGTTCTTTTTCTTGGGTATTGTATTGCAAGATATGCACATTAATCCCATATCACGAAGCCTTATGTATTTGTTGAAAATCGTTTGTGCTTCCTTTAACCAATCCTGAGTTGTTTTTAAATCTTATTTCATTCGTGTTTTTGTTTTTTTGCATATCTTTTCTTTT